ATGAAACTGAACGCCCGACAGGTCGATACTGCAAAGCCAAAAGAGAAGCCCTATAAGCTATCTGATGGAGGTGGATTATTTTTGTTAGTAAAAACTACTGGTTCACGTTGTTGGCGGCTGAAGTATCGGATCGCCGGTAAAGAAAAATTGCTAGCATTTGGGGTCTATCCTGATATCACTCTTGCTGAAGCCAGAGCAAAAAGAGATGAGGCAAAGCGTATACTTGCAGTGGGCGGCGACCCTGGTGAAGAAAAGAAAGTAGAAAAACAAACCAGAAAAGTCAGCATTGATAACACGTTCGAAGCTCTAGCCAGAGAATGGCATGCCTACAAAAGGCCCAATTGGTCCAAAGGTTATGCTGATGATTTAATGGAGTCGTTCGAAAAAGACATCTTCCCTTACGTTGGCAAACGTCCAATTGCCGAAATCAAACCTCTAGAAATTCTCGAAACCCTACGCAAGTTAGAAAAGCGCGGCGTCCTCGATAAAATGCGTAAGATCCGTCAGGCATGCAGCCAAACTTTCCGTTATGCAATCGTAACTGGCAGAGCAGAGAACAATCCAGCAAGTGAACTAGCTGGCGCTCTGGCGGTTCAGAAGCACACACATTACCCCCACCTCTTAGCGAACGAGCTTCCCGCATACCTTAATGCTCTCAACGCCTATAGCGGCAGTACAGTCACTCGAATAGCAACACGACTCCTTATGCTTACCGGTGTTCGTACAACTGAACTACGGGCCGCTGAGTGGCTAGAATTTGACTTGGACAAAGCCGTCTGGGAAGTTCCCACCGCCAGAATGAAAATGCGTCGTCCTCACTTGGTTCCCTTATCAGAGCAAGTTTTGGCATTACTGCGTCAATTACATGAGATTACTGGGCGATTTAAACTGGTATTCCCCGGTCGTAATGACAGCTTAAAGCCAATGAGCGAAGCCAGTATTAATCAGGTTATAAAGCGTATTGGTTATCATGGCAAAGCCACTGGTCACGGTTTCCGGCACACTATGAGTACCATTTTGCATGAGCAGGGGTTTAATACTGCGTGGATAGAAACACAGTTGGCCCACGTCGATAAGAACAGTATTCGTGGCACCTATAATCACGCTCAGTATCTTGATGGCCGCAGGGAAATGCTTCAGTGGTATGCCGACTATATGGATAGTCTGGAACGTCAGTCAAAAGATTAGTTATTGAGTAAAATTCTTCCGTGAGGAATAAAAAAGGGTCGGTTCAGTAGGTTCAGTCGGTTCAATATTTTAGTTTATTGATTTATAAGTTAATTAATTCATTTTTTGAACCGACCCTGAACCGACTTTAGGCCGTTTGAACCGACTCTAATCGCGTTATCTCCCGAAAATCTTGCTTTCTCTCAGCTAAATCACCCTAAATCTGTAATCGATAAGCCGAAATTTTTCACCACAGTGTGATGTGAAAATGTGAAGTGATGCCGTGCATTGGTAATATTAGGTGCTGGACAAGTAAACAGTAGTGTTCTACAGTAAGTAATAGTAGATGTTCTTTAAAAGTTAGCGCTGAAAAGCGTAACTAATCGAGCGCTGAGAAGTGCAAACTCGATAGAGCAGTGAAGATGTGTATTGTTCTTTAAATAATGGACGTCAGTCCTACGTCGCTGCAAAGCGAAACGCTCTTTAAAATTGTGTGAAGCCCCCTAACTCACGAAGTTCCTTTAAATACAATTTATTTGTATATATTGGTAATCAAGCTGGGAGCTTTCACATGTTAGTATTTGTCAGCGAAAGTCGTCGACACCGTAACGTTTTTTAAAGCTATGTTAAGTAATATTCATTAATTCGCATGTTAATGGTACATGCCGCCCATATCGGCTAGTATCAAGTAATGGGTAATACATATATAATATTATTTAGTTAATCTATTTTGCGTGGTTCTATCACCGAGATGTGGCGGATATTGATTTTCAATCGCATGTACTTTAACACTACTAACTGGGATGTTTCGTCCCTTCCAATTAATGTAATACCGCTCTTTAATAAATCCGGCTCGCTCTGCCGCTTGCGGAGCACCTCAAACCATATTAATGGCCTTGCAGGGGTTCGCATTTACCGCAGTAGTGACTCGAAAGCTAACGAAGTTTAGTTAGTCGATAATTAGTAAATATGGTCGTATGCCGAGAGGTGTACAACACTCTAATAAAGTTTGTATCTATTCCAAAAATCTAAAGCTACCTTCATAAACCGCACATGATTTCATGTTGTGGGTTTTGTTGTACCAAAAATTTGAAAAAATAGTCCTTCCAGTCGGTTGGGCTTTTTTTATGTCAAAAATTCATGAATAAGAGGTGAAAATGTCCCAATCATTAATTCGCTTATCAGAAGTCCAACGCCGTACTGGTTACAGTAAGGCTTGGCTTTACCGCCTCATCAGCCAGAATCGTTTTCCTCAATCGATTAAGATCGGTACCCGTTCTATTGCCTTCGTTGAAAGCGAAATTGACGAGTGGATCAATCAACGTATTGCTGAGTCACGCAAGGAGGTCGCCTAATTAAGCATATAGGGTGTGCATTTGTTGCGTGTATTTGCGTTAGGTTTAATCCAGCATTTGATTTCCATCGCTACAACTATCAAGCGATTTAACGAAGAGTAATTAAACATGAAAAAATTAAATGCCTTAATTGGCAGTACCCAAACTCAGCCTAAAATCGTACTCAGCGGTATTAAAGTTAATGGTTTGCCTATCGAGTTTGTTGATCAATGGACAGAGTATTGGACTAAACAAAGTTTCGCTATTTCAGTACCTGCCAATATTCGTCGCCAGTATTACCCCGATGATTCAGCGTTCAGTATCGCCATGCGCAAAGCCGGTTATATTCCGGTTCGTACTCGAAAGCTGACAGGGAGGGATGGGCGTTTCTGGCTGTACCGTGTAACTGGCAAAGATAAGGGGGTTGTCGCACCAGTTTCCGCTAATAGCAAGGATTGCAGCCCATTTGTGCAGGTGTCACACAAGCCACGATATGGTTATAACGAGGTCGCTTTAGATGGAAAGTTACTCCATGTCTATGGCGACCACATCCGTTTACTGACTAAAAAGCGGGTTCGTGTGAATGGTAAGCAGGTTCAGGGCTACACAGCTAAAGGTCTGCGTGTAGAGGTGGTGGCATGATGCCCACAACTCAAGCCGCCACCCTGAACCGACTATCTTTGAGCGAGTCGCATACTAAACACCGCAATCCACCGAGTTTACCGGCACACCGTAACCCGTTGATTAAACTTAATTGTGCTGAAATGGAGCAATCGGCTAACTCATTGATTCTTGCACAAACCTGTCGCGCAGGAAGTGGGGCTAACTTATTGATTCTTTCGAGGAACGCACAGTCCGTTTGTCGGGAAATCAAAGGCGAACAGTGTTCGGGTTCGGCTGAAAATTACCGTTACTCAGGTTCGTCCGAATATAAACATTGCTTAGGTTCGGTAGTCATTCGAAACGGATGTAACAATGAAAATCAGCAAGTTACAGGCAAAGAAAAGGGAGGTACTGAGAATACCGCCCTTTGTGGTTATGGTTTTTTCCATCATGAGGAAAATCAACATGTTGCAGCATGGCATGTTCGTACATGCGAAACTTTCGTAGGTCACAGAGTTACTGTGAGTAAGCCTGTTCAGCCCTCTGGTGCTTCTTTGGCCTTCTTGCGTTGCTCACCCTTGAGTTTGCGGCCACAGGCATCGAGTACCCATGCGGAAAAGTTAACTGTGGGGTTATCTTCTTTTTCTCGTTCTACGCTTGCGTCAATCTGGTCAATAAGTTCATGGGGAAAGCGTATCCCCTTTGTCGCTGACTTATTATTTTTTGCTCTTGTTGCCATTAAACGCTCTCCTTTAAGTGTTATGACACCTTACACTAATCTTGAAAGGAAAAAAAGAGTTGACGTGCCCCAACACTTGGCGCTAATGTGCCCTAACACCTTACTTACTCATGGTGTAAAAAAGGCAACGCCTCAGAGTGCTACCAACACTGCTGAGGCGTCTAACCACAATGTAAATGAGGCTTACACTATGGCATTACAACATAGTACCCAAACTCGCCCTAAATTTCAGTATCTCTTTCTCGCCGTGTGCCGTTCTGACTTGAACGCTAAACCGCACCGTGAATCAGTAACTGCCCATTCTGAACAAGATGCCCGCCGCTCTCTGGCTGGTCAGTTCATACTTTCCTTTGCTGGTCGCATTCCTGCACAGGGGGTATGCAATGCTTAAAAAATACCGTGTTGAATTTAGCGCATTAGACGCTGCTGGTGGTGATCTCAAACTGTCATGGTGTGGTGAAGCTGAAAACCTTGATAAAGCATCAGCCACTGTTCTCTTGGGGGCTACAGAGCGCCGGTTAAGCAACGTTCAGATCACCAGCATCATGCAGCTCCTTGATGAGGATGATATCTACCCACCTTCATACAAAGAAACTCAAGCCCTGATTGCTGAACTGATGGGCAGCCATGGTAAGCCAATCCCTGACACCAGCGAGAATGTATCCCGCACTCGTTTATTACGCGTCAAAGAAGGTCTGCTTCATTTGCTGACAGTTGTTATTCCTCTGATTGAGAACGAGCAGCAACGGTTGCAAGTGTATTGGTGGACTGAGGCGGCACATAACATCGTGCGGTTTGAAGAGCATGACGCGAAAAATGAGCAGGGGGTGTGCAATGACTGAACATTACGAAAGACGTATAGGCAGGCTCTGTCGCAAGCTAGCTCACGCGTATCTTAGCCATCTCCTGAAAGACAGCGGAAGACCGGTGGCTTATGTCAACACTGAAGATGGTCGTCGGGTATCAATCACGCTTGATGTTGACTCAACAGCAATCTGCATCTGGAAAGGTCTGGTTATTCCCGCAGAGAGGCAATATCTAGGGAAGATGGGGAAGTCGTTCGCCATCCATATGCTGACTATTTGTTTTGCTGATGAAGAGATCAGTGCTGAAGGACTGGATGTGATGAAAAACGTCCTTGCTGATGGTGTCGCGTCATTTTATGCCCGGGAGAAAAACTGATATGGCTAATAAAACTGAACTGGCAATGGTTGCGGCCAAAGATTTGCAGGTTATTGAGTATCGTGGGCAGCGCGTGGCAACTACTGAGCAGCTTGCGGCTGGGTATGGCACAACAGCGATCCGTATCCAGCAAAATCACCATGAAAATAAATCCCGTTTTGTTGAGGGTAAACACTTCTTCAAAGTAGTTGGTACTGAACTCAACAATTTGCGACTAGTTTTAAGCGAGCTGCAAATCTCGCCAAAAACACGCTCACTTATGCTCTGGACTGAGCGCGGTGCTGCCAATCACGCGAAGATGTTAGAAACGGATCAGGCGTGGGAATACTACAACGACCTCACCGAGTTTTATTTTACTCGACGTGGTGCGTTACCTGCACCTGCAACGACTCCCGACCTCAGTCGTTTGGAAATTCTTCAGTTGGCTATCGACTCCGAGCAAGGCCGTTTAGCTGAAAAGCAACGCGCCGACAAAGCCATTCGCACCAAAGGTCAGATTAGCCGTAAACGTGAAGCCAGCGCCCTCGGCAAACTAAGTGCAGCCACTCGCAAATGTCGTGTACTGGAAGAGCGGCTGGGGGAAAGTACAAAGCATGCCACGGTGAAAGCTGTAGAAAATGTGACTCATCAGAAGTTTGCGTGGCATCCGTTGCGGAAATGGTGTTTTGAGAATGGCTTTAAACCTGAGATTGTGCCGGATCCACAGTATGGCTCTGTAAAATCATGGCCTCGCGAAGCATGGCTGGCAGTACATAGCATCAATCTGTCCGATGTTATGGGGGTGACTCATGGATAAATTAGCGCCCTGCGAAGTTTCCGATCTTCTCAGTGAAATTGCTTCAATTTTAAAAGTCAGTTCAATGCTAATTGCTAGTGAGGATGGTAACGACACGGGTTATGAACTTCTTTGGATCGCTCAGGAACGCGCTGAAAAAGCGGCGAAAAATATTAAGGGGGTGAATTATGGGCCAGCCACAGCCAAATGATCGTTACAAAGACAGTCATGGCTCATTGGTCACTGTCGATTCCGTTGCCTTTAATCGCGTTACCTTTAGCCGTGACGGATATTCATCGCCCTGCATTATGCCACTGGCGCGGTTCGTTGCTGAATTTACCTTTATTGGGAGAGCATAACCATGAAAGCCAATGAATCAGTACCTCTGGATATTGCCACGCATAAGGCTGGTCAATTAAATGCTCTCTTGCTGTTGATGTTTGAATCCAATGTTGAATTAGATACTACTGACGAAAAGGAATTACTAGGTCTAGCACTGGATCTCGCCGGGCCAGTTGCGGTTCATTTGCTTGAGCGGGAGGCCGGACAAAATGGAGCGCCTTGATAAAGCCAATAGCTAAATGCCCTGTATTTAATTAGTTAGCATTCCAACATCTCAAAAATGACAGCCATCAGGCTGGGGACTCGCTCGGCCTGATGAAAGGAAAGGATATATTTATGACGAACCTGAATCATTCAATCGAATTAAATCGTAAACATATTGCAGTGGCATTTATCGCTTATTGTCAGAAACGAAATAGAGGCGAATCCATTGCCAATGTCATTATTAATTCTAGAAAGGTTGTTGTTCTGGAAAATTTAACTGAGGCAGCAATTTGTAATTGCCTTATTCATTCTTTGGAAGTGCTTTGTTTTCAGGAATTCGGGCGTGATGACGGCTCGCGGATTCTTGTGGAAACCTACACTCAGATGCTGAGTAAGGATAACAGTAAATTGACACCGCACGGCGTCGAGACAATGACGGAAGTCATGAAGGCTACAGTCGTAGAGACTTTGGCTAATCCTCACGATAACCGGCATGGGCTGGTATTCAGTCAGGACGGTGCAGCATGAAGCCATCCATCGACATGATCCGTGAAGTTACGGCTCAGGCTACCAACCGTTGGCGCGATATTCTTGGTTACCTCGGTATTGATGTACCGGAACGACCTCGCGACCATTCTGCTTGTCCGGCATGTGGCGGCAAAGACAGATTCCGATTTGATGATCAGGATGGACGTGGGACCCATTTCTGTAATCAGTGTGGTGCCGGTGATGGGCTTGAGCTGGTACAGAAAGTTAAGCAATGCACCTCCACTGAGGCGGCGGTCATGGTAGCAGATGCACTGGGAATGGATCCCGACTCGCGAGTGTCTGCGACGGTACCTGCTAAATCTGTAAAACAGCCGGTACAACCCAGTATCCCGATAGCGGATAAGGTTGCGGAGCTGGTGGCGAAAACGGTACCTGGCGAATCTCAGTACCTACTTAATAAGGGGCTTCCAAGCCCCCCTCAAGCCTTATTGAGTGACGGTTCTTTGCTGCTGGTACTGCAAACAATGGAGGGCGTAGTAAAGGGTGCGCAGGTGATTAAGCCTGATGGCACCAAACGACTGATATCCGGCACCATCAAGAAAGGTTCGTTCATTCCTGTGAGGCTTCCAACTGCTCTGGATGATGATCCGATTGTCACGGTGTTAATTGCAGAGGGTAACGCAACCGGCGTTACAGTTTCGTTACTGAGTGATGGGGTTGTGCTGGCCGCTATTGATGAAGGGAACCTGATCCATATAGCGAAAGCCAGCCGGGAACGTTGGCCTGATGCGAAAATTATCATTGCTGCTGATAACGATCTTAAACCCGGTGAAAAGAATGTCGGGAAAGAATCTGCTGAGAAAGCGGCTACCGCGGTGAATGGCTGGGTTGCCTTACCACCGACAGACCATAAAGCCGACTGGGATGATTATCGTCAGCAGTATGGACTGGATGCGAGTATTACCGCGTTTGCTGATTCTCTATATCAACCACATATTTTGGCAGAAGAGGAGCCTCCGGTAGCGGAGCCTCAGGATGTCAGGCGTCCATATGTTGATGAGCGTAAAGGGGGCATGTATTGGGTTGAACCCAAACTGGATAAAAGTAACGGCAATATTACGGAAAGAGAAAGCTGGCTGAGTGACCCGATATCAGTTGCGGGGATAGGTGAAGACGATAACGAGCGGTATCTGATCCTCTCCTGGACGCCGGAGGGTAACAGTACCGAACGTTCAGAAGCTTTACCCATGCGTGACATTGGCGAGCGGGAAGGCTGGTCGCGGCTGCGGGCTGGTGGTTTATCTATCACAGCCAAGAGTGGATTACGGGCAATACTGGCGGACTATCTGCAACGCAGTGGAGAACGGCAGCTTTGGACGGTTGCCAATGCTACTGGCTGGCAATGTGGTGCATACATTATGCCCGATGGTTCGGTGATTGGGTCGCCTGCAACCCCTGTACTCTTTAATGGCCGTTCATCGGCGGCAAAAGGCTATACCACTAAAGGCACGCCAGAGAGTTGGCGCAGCAATGTTGCAAAACTTGCTCGAGGAAACCCCTCCATGATGCTGGGTATTGCCTGTGCTTTTGCTGCTCCGCTCATTGGTCTGGCTGGTGCGGATGGTTTTGGTGTTCATTTATTCGGTGGCTCCTCCGCGGGTAAAACCACGACGGGTAACGCGGCTACCACTGTTTATGGTGAACCCGAAGCGCTGAAACTGACGTGGTACTCAACAGCATTGGGCTTGGTAAATGAGGCTGCGGCGCACAATGACGGTTTTATGCCACTGGATGAGATAGGGCAAGGCAGCAATAAACGCGCAGTTGCTGATGCTGCTTACGCTTTGTTTAACGGAGTTGGCAAAATTCAGGGGGCCAAGGAGGGCGGTAATCGGGATGTGAAACGCTGGCGAGCAATGGCATTCAGTACAGGTGAAATCGACCTTGAGAGTTATATCCGAGCTGATGGAGGCAAGGTAAACGCTGGCCAACTGGTTCGGCTCTTAAATGTGCCTATCACCAAAGCAACTGAATACCATGGTTTCAAGGACGGTAAAGCCCATGCAGATGCTATGCGAGATGCTTGTAAAGACCACTACGGTGCGGTAGGGCGGGCATGGATTAAGTGCTTAGCCAGCCAGAAAGAGGTAGCAGCGCAAGCTGTCAGGGATGCGGAACGTCGGTGGATAGCATTATTACCCGATGAAGCCAGTGAGCAGGTACGCCGTGTTGCATCGAGGTTCGCCATACTGGAAGCCGCTTTGCTACTTTCCAAACACCTTACCAGTTGGAATGAACAAGAGTGTCGTGATGCTTTACAACATGGCTTTAATGCATGGGTTAATGATTTTGGTATGGGTAACCGTGAATCAAAAGCATGGGCGGAACAGGCTGAGTCTTTCTTGCAACGCTTCGGTTATAGCCGTTATTTACCACACCCTGAGACGGATCCGCGAGATTTACCAATAAAGGATTTAGCGGGGTATCGGGAGAAAAAGCAGGGACTCGACACATTGGTATTCCATACCTTCCCGTCGGTGTTTCGCGACGAGATAGCCGTAGGTGCTAATGCAGTGGCTTTTGCTCAGGTTCTGGCAGATGCCGGTATGTTGGATAAACCGAGCAAGGGGATCACCAAGAAAACGCTCAGAATTGACGGTAAGCAACCCCGTTTTGTGGTGCTCATGATGCCAGATGATTTGGAGGAATAAGCAGATTCCCTCCATTTGAACTGACCTGAATCGGATTAATCATTCTCTCTGGTGGGGTATTACACCAATGCCCTGACAGAGAGTAAAAGAATACAGGGTATGCATATCATGAGAATGACAAAAGAATTACGTGCTGAGGTATTTCGGCTTAAACAATCAGGCATCGGTTATAAACGGATAGCCGATATGACTAATTTGAATTTGAGCACGGTCAAACGCGCCTGTAAGCGGTCGGGGTTATTTGCTGATAATCCCGAGCATACAGCGATGTTTGAGATACCAGAGAAGCAATACAGCACCGCACTTATAGTGCCAAAGCCGTTACCTGTACAGCGGCGTATTACGGGAGACAGGCAGACCGACGCCTATTTATGGGTGTTGGAAGTTATCAATACCGGTGTGCCTGGACATATTGCAGCGGCAGAGGAAGCTTTGCACAAACTGACTATCTCCCCCAAAGATGCTCGTGATAATTACACTCGTTATTTGGAAGCGAATGGTGCGGGATGGACTGCCAGTTTTTCGACAATGATGATGGGCGACCCACAGCATTATATCGACCGAGCCAGAACACAATATTCCCGCGCAGCAGAGGTCAGGGGTACATTTGGCAGCTATGAGGCAGCACTGGAGCCTACTAGAGCCGAACAACTCATGGAGATGGTCTGTGGTGATATTTATGATAATGATTTTGGCTGGACACCTGAGGAAAAAAAGAAGGGATGTATTGAGGGTAAGCGAGTTACTGATGTATGGGACCTGCGAGCGCAAGCGTCAAAGGGGTTCGCTGGGGTTTTACCAGAACCTCATACACTGTCTGATGTTGTAAGAGAATTTCAGTATTGGCAATGGTTATATACGGTGCGTAATGCTGCTTGCAAAGAAATGGACCCTGGTGGATATGGTTATGATTGTGAGGGGCCTATATCTGACCGTGAAACCTATCTTGATAAGAAGCTTGAAATCATCCGTCCTCGCCATCAACGAGAGGCACTGGAGGTATTGAAATGGTATTTGCAAAGTGAGCGACATCAGAGTTTTTCAGGTTCAGATAATGATGCGGTATATCTGAATTTGATAGGCGTGCATGAGTGCGTATAGGGGATGCAAAAGCAGAAGCATTGGAATAGACGGGGATCTGGTGATGAATGCACCGCTAAGAATTAACTTTGTTAAATAATTCAATTAACGTCGCCTAACGTGCTGCCATCATGGAAGATATTGCCGTTATTTACTCATTTATCGTTACGATTTATGGTAATATATCTACATAGCTAATCAATATAAATAGTGAGTCGTATATTAAATACGGCTCGCTTTTTTATTGGGTAACGTTCAGAGATTCAGAGGGGTATCCATAATATGCGTGATATTCAATTGGTATTAGAACGCTGGGGCGGTTGGGCAGCAAATGAAGATAGTGGCGTAGGTTACTCCCCCATTGCAGCAGGATTTAAAGGTCTGTTACCCAGTACCACAAAATCACGGTTGTCGTGCTGTGATAATGATGGGTTGTTAGTCGATACTGCTATAGGCAGGCTAAAAAAGGCAGGACGCAGCGAAGAGTATAATCTGATAGAGCAGCATTATAAAAAGGGTATATCAAAGTCAGCGATTGCCAGGAAGCATAAATGCTCAGAGGGTAAGATTCGGTTAAAACTCATGCTGGCTGAAACTTTTGTAGATGCCTGTTTGATTATGGCTGGGGCTAAGTTAGAAATGGATGAGTGGACGCATAAATCTGATAGTACAAAACTGTATCAGACCTGTTCTGACAATGCTCTGTAGCAAGGATTGGATAAATATTAGCGTCGGTTAAGGGCGAGAAGTGGACCTTACAATCAGATCGAGTTAACAGGGCGGCACATGGATAGCCAAGTGCCAAACTCAGCTTTCACCATCCTGTTTAGTTTTAGCCGTCAGCTGGTATCTGTCTATCAGCGATGTTTTCGTTCATGTTCGATTAGCCATTCTTTGCGCGCGATGCCCCCGCCGTAACCGGTCATCGAACCATCCTTGCCGATGACTCTGTGGCAAGGAATAACTATAGCTATTCGGTTTGCTCCATTTGCGGCGGCCACCGCTCGTACTGCGTTAGGTTTTCCAATCTGCCCGGAAAGAGCTTGATAGTGTGACGTTTGTCCATAAGGAACAGCACTTAGCCCCTGCCAGACGGAGCGTTGAAAATCACTGCCTGGAGCATCGAGCGTGAGCTCAAACTGTTGTCGCGTTCCGGAAAAATATTCACAAATCTCTTTTTCCGTTTGTCGGGTGTGGCTATTCTCCCCTGACATTATTCGAGCATTCAGCAAACGTTGGAGATCACGGAATTCCGTCTCCAGCATTCGGCGGTCGGTAAACTCCAGCAGGCAAACTCCACGTTCCGTAGCACAGACGAACATTGGGCCTAGGGTCGTGGTAAATCGTTGAATTATAATTATCTGAGTCTGCTCTGTTGGAGCAACACCCGTAAGTCGCTTATAGGTATAAGCAAAACCGCTCAATGATTCGTAGCCATTATCAAAAGCCACATCGGTGGCTGCGGACCCACCTTTTAGCTCCTGAAGTGCGATATTCACCCGCTGCATTCGTTGAAATGCCTGGAAGGTAATACCGTGGTTTTGTAGAAACCAGCGTCGTACCCGCTCGGGGCTGACATCGTGCTTACGTAGCGCAGTGTCGCTTATTCGTGTTTTAGGGTTAGCGCGCACGAGTTCAAGTGCTTGTTCGATAAAAAACGGAGCTGTGTGCGCATTTTCAGTGGGTCGGCACACTTTGCAGGGGCGAAAACCTGCATCTAGAGCAGATTTAAAATCTTTATAGAACTCGACATTCTCACGTTTTGGTTTCCTCGCCCGACATACCGAAATACAAAATACCCCCGTTGTTTTGACACCAACGAAAAACACCCCTGTATACTCCGAAGCGCGCTCAAGTAATGCCTGATACCAGACATTGCACTGGGCATTATCGAGAACTTTCATCAATGAAAACTCCTGCAAATGTTTGCTGCGACTGGATAAGTAGCATTAAATCTTTAAGTTTCGATTGAATGGCTGAATGAACGAAACTTCCCATAGAAATGCGACTTACACCCATTTTCCCCAGCCTTTCGAACGTGGGAAGATCTGGCATACACATGACATTTAATGGAATATTAAGCTCTTTGGAAAAGGTCTCAATATCTTTTTCTGACGTCAGACATGGGACAAAAAGCCCGTTTGCCCCCGATGCTTCATAAAGTCGGCCACGTAAAAGCGTTTCCTGTAAAGCATGTTCATGATTAAGCAGGTATGTATCAGTACGGATATTAAGAAATAGTTGATAACTCTCGTTGTTCAACGCATTGCGAATCTCTTTTAATTGACTGGAAAATGCAACCGCATCATCAAGTTGTCTGACACCGTTAACAATTCTGCTGTCCTCAAGATTTATACCAACAACTCCAAGCTGCGCGAGACGTTTAAGATTGGTCGTTATCTCATCAGTTGTGCCACCAAATCCCGCTTCTACATCAACACTTAATGGTAGGCTACTGACGGATTGGATACGTGTGACAATGTAGAGCAATTCATCAAAAGACATTGCTTCTCCATCTTCGTAACCTAACGTTGCGGCAATCGCTGCACTTGAAGTACCCATGGCCTGATAGCCCGACTGGTGCGCCATAATTGCACTAGCAGCATCCCAGACATTGGCGATGAGTAATGGTTTGTTTTGATGGTGAAGTTCCGTGAAGTTCATGATTATCTCCTTTAATAAAGTACAGGATGAATCTAGAACATCCGATGAAACACTCACAACCGAAAATTAGACGACCATTTTTTTAAACCGCTATAAGAACTGATCTGCTCGTTTTTGATTAACATAGCTGGTGCTAGAACGTCCTCTTCTGGCACAGGCTGTGTGAAAACGTTAGTGATTGCAGAAACGGTCAAGTGCAGAGGCAAAAAATGAGCGCCTACGTAAAATTTGACGTTGTTGACCAGTAGCTCGATTCCAGATTTTGCATAGCCACACGCACTTCAGTTTTTGGTTAGGGTTTTCACACCGCCTGGGCACAGAGCAGACAAAAAGCAAGGTCATAAGGTTCGCTATGAGCGAACAGCGGACGTTGGCCTTTCATATATGTACGATTTACTCGCTGGCCTGCTCTGACGTATATATCATAGATTCAGGGATTCATTAGTATGATCGGAGATTGCATATGTTGATATATAACGTTTTTGGGCGGCATATTGGCGTTCAACGTAAGAATGAACGATGGCTGGTATTTCGTGCTGACCTGACGGAGAGAAAGTTTTCTCGACTCTATGACATCGCTATACCAGACGATATGACGGAAGGCGAGATTGCCGGCTGGCTGGGTGACATTTTCCATGAAGCCGCAACCGAGCGTCATCCAAATGTGGAACGCATTGAATAAGGATTTGATGGATAGCATTACATTGAGTCCGTTCCTGGCACGGAGCGGACGTGTTAACGAAGCTGAAGGTCCGCTGTGAGCGAAAAGCGGAAGATCAGTGCTCGCTGAAGACATAAGCACTTTTGCATCCATAATGGTCATAAAATAATAAATATTATTTAGAGTGTATTGTTTTTAGTATGGGTCCATCTCTTTCATTAACGCCGTCTTGATATATTTTTACAGGAGGTCAACCCATGGCTATCTGCGAGCAACTCGTGTATTTCGTTGGGAGATAGCGAACTGGAAAGAAGTACGCTGACCCAGTGCTCTTTGTTCATGTGATAAGCGGGTAAGATGCCATCTTTTTTACGTAATGAGCCGATGTATTCCGGCCTGACTTTCACTTCGAGTATATCTAACTCATCATCCGTCTTTAGACCCAGCTTAGTACCAGGGACATTCATCACGATACCGAACCATTTCTTTCCATCGTGATGCCGAAGTACTGCATAGCTCGGCAGCTTGCTCCAGAGATATTCGGGCTCAGATTTAAAATGCTCCCGTGCGTAGCTGAATAATTCCTCTCTTTTCATGATTTTTCTCGCATCATTACTTAGTTTATATTTTTCTCTGGAAGTTATAATACCGCGTTCGTGCTTATATTAGTCAACCAATCCGATTCGTAGCTCATGTTCATATTCCCTTCACGAAGGGATTGTTTGTAGCGCGGATGTTAGCGTCAATCTCCCAATCTCGATAAAACGGCTCAGTTTCATGGTTTAGCAGTTCGATTACCAGGCTCATATTATCGCCTTTTTGATACAGGCGAGCCAGATGGCGTGCGCGGCTGTTTTGAAGACCCAACAAGACGCGCAATCGGCGATTTTCGATCATAAGCGGTTCAGTTGCGCGCCGAACATCACCCGACGCCTTAGCTTTTGCAAAAACAGCGTTCATGTACGTCATATAAACGGCGAAGGCGGTAACGAAGCCAATAATCCATAACATATATACTGCGATAAACATGCTTTTTCCTTAGTGGGTAAACATCAACATTGCAAAAATAACGTCTGGTCTCATCCTCACAGGCTGAAGGGCGAGGTTAATTTAGAATGCCAGTTCCTGGCACCGAGCTGACTGAGTCCAGAGTACAATGGGTACCAGAATAAGTATGAAAGAATACAAAAATCGTATAAAAAGCTATTCGTTACGAAATTTACCTATTATTCTGCTAAGAGTGGTTACTTAGTCACGTAGCTTACACAATTCAAAAAACCTCGCTTTTTGCGGGGTTTTGTCGTTTCTGAGGACTCACAATGTCGAAACTGTCCACTGATAGTTTGGTATTTCATCCAGCAGACGAGAAGCCAAAGCCTGATATGGACGGTAAAACAGTTTTACTGCTCAATCCCTGCGATGGTTACCATATTGGCTATGTGCGTGACTCCGATGGCTATGCCGGTATTTATACTTGGCTCATGAGTGAGCTGACTCCGCATGATTTCTATGTCGCATGGGTCTTGCTGCCTGACGACATCGATGTGAGTAATAAATTTGAAGATCAGCGAAAATCTCGCTTATACTAATTTCGAGATATGCTCAGGCTGACATCCAGGGTCATCTGTCCAAAAGAAACTGAGCATATTTCACTTGTACGCAGTGACAGCCGGGAAAGACCGGCAACTATTCAAGTTCTTGAGTTAATAGCTCGAGGGCTTTTTTACATGCGGGATTATCCCCTATGTAGAATTAGCCGAATGTGGTGAATACACGACATTTTACAAATGATTAAAAGGGCATAGAATGATTACTCCTCTAAATTGGAGGTTCTATGTTCAAGAAGATTTTAAACAGTAAGCTGGCGGGCTATATCGTAGGAATATTGATTGCGATTGGCCTTGGCGAAAGCTTCATCACTACTCGCGAAGAAGCTGAGAAATTTGCTAAATAATTCAGTAATCAAGTTTAAGGCTCACTTCGGTGGGCCTTTTCAGTTTTAGCTCGCTAGTCACCCAATCAACTCCACACACACTATTAACAGATGAGTGGCTGCACTGGTGGGCTAAATTCTTCAATTTATCAATGTCGGGCCTCCGCGCTAATACGTGGCCTTTTACTTATACCGCCCGGCGTTCGCTGAGCGAACAAAGGAGCACATATGGCAGAGCCTGTGACTACCACAACGGTGGCGGGCGGGGCGGTAACGGGTGTTGCAGTCATGACGTTTTTCGCTGGGTTACCGGCTGATGTCGTGTTGGGCGCTTTTGCAGGCGCGATCCTGTTTGTTGTTTCCGCCTCAGAGTATGGCATTCGTTCCCGCATAATCTTGGCGATCGGCAGCTTCACGGCAGGCCTGACGATGTACAAACCCGCAGCAGCTTGGATTGTTGATTTCCTTCCGGCTGGTTACGACCGGGGCGCGGATGCTGCGGGTGCATTACTGGCCGCTGGTTGTGTCATTCGCGTGCTGATGATGATCAACAGTGGTGGTGGATTCTTTAAAAAAAGAGGGGGCAGCGATGGTGACTCATGATCCTGAAACGCTAATCAATGCTGTCGTCTGTGCAGTGATTTTTATCCGTGTTTTCTCATTTCGCCGCAATGGCACCGAATACGTTCGCTGGGGCGCATATCTGGCGTGGGGGTTGATGTTTGCTACCGGTTCAGTAGCGATCCGTATCGCGCTTGGAGCTTATGAGGGAACTACGGATCCCGCTGAGCTATTTATCAACATCGTGCTCTGCCTGCTTGTGTTGAGGGCTAAGGGCAACGTAGTGCAGCTATTTAAGGTAAAGAGAGGTGGCAATGTCTAATTTCCGCTTTAGTAAGCGCAGTGAGAAAAACCTCGAAGGGGTAAATGCTGCCCTAGTAAAAGTGGTTCGCCGGGCCATTGAGATTACCACTGTTGATTTTACGGTGATTGAAGGGGTGCGCGCGGTAGAACGGCAAAAAGAGCTGGTGGCCACTGGTAAAAGCCAGACCATGAACAGCCGTCATATTTCCGGCAATGCGGTTGACCTGTTACCTACAGGGGCCGACTGGAATGATTATAAATGCTGGTTGCCGGTATTGGATGCCATGCACCGCGCAGGTAAAGAGTTAGGCGTTAAGCTGCGTTTTGGTATCAGTTGGACAGACAATCCGAATGACAAGCCAGCTAAGTTTCTGGACGCGCCTCATATCGAGATACCCGCATGAAAGAAACCCTATTGAGATTGATAGCCGTCGCACTGACGATTTCAGTTTTAGTCGGAGGCGGGTACTGGTGGGGTAGCGATAGTAAAGATTCGGAATGGTCTCTCAAGTGGACTAAGCGCGATAAATCAGACCTAACGGCAGAGCTAGCCGCCAGAAAGAGCGCCACTGAAAAAGAGGTCCAACTTCAGGCTGCCCAATCAGCAGGATTAAAGGCATATCAACAAGGGGTAGTAGATGCTGAGAACAAAGCAAAAGGCACTATTGCTGCTTACCGTGCTGGCAATATCAGGTTGCAAAAGCGCTTCGAGTGTCTCTCCGCTTCAGTTGGGGGTATGCCCGTTACTCCCGCCAGTGGACAGCTCACTGATGCAGCCAGAGACTGCGGATTTTCAGACGCAGATGTCGGGTTTCTTATTTCAATCGCTGAACGAGCCGACAAGCTAGTTGAGAAGGTCACCGCATTGCAGAAGGTTGTCACTGACGACCGGTTAATCATCAACAGCACCAAGCTTCAATAATGCATGCCTGAGTGGATAGCAAACATGAAAGTCCCCGTTCAGAAGTCAATCAACCCCACAATTTCCGCTGAATATGCTGAAGAAGCCTACAAGGAATACCGCGCACAGTTTGGCAGCAGCCAATCACTTGAGCGCCTGTACGAGCGAGGTGGATTCAGTTATGCAGAAATGGTGATGCTCTTATACAAGCGGATCAAACGCTTAGAGGGAAAAAGTAATGTATAACTTGCCAGGCGCAGGATCATTCATTGTTCTTGGTTGTATCTGTGCTGTTGTTGGCTGGGGAGTGATTGAGTTCATTCTGTGGTTACTAAGTTTCATTCACATCAGCATTGCTTAGGGTCATTCAGATAATAATCATATTAATAAATGGAAGTAACTAATGTTTAAGTTTGAACTAAATTAGCTCGTCGAAATATCTATTAGTGGTGAGACCGGTCATATCAAAGGTCGAGCTGAATATTCTAATCAGGGAATCCTCTACCAAATTCATTACAAAACAGTAGATGGACGAGCGGAGGAAAAGTGGTTCGATGAACAAGACTTATCAGCCATTGAAGATGATGCTCACCCTGGCTGCACAGTATATATTGCAAGAAAAGAAGATCTACCTGATGGCGCGATAATCGAAGAGTAAAAGCATTACAGGTGGCATTCATTGAGTGCCATCGATAATGTTTGTAGTAATATATTCTCGTTATTACTTAATTGACCAGAGGTTGCTATATGCAAGATATAATGCTTTTTGGTGAGGGGTGGAATGGGGAAGTGCGCAGTATTGAGCAGGGATTACGTAGGTTAAATTTAATTCCGCACCGAAAAGACCCACACTTACGTGAAGCCATCTTTGAGGTTATCGACTACTATTCCGATAATGGTGATATGTATCTTGTTGGTTATATTGGCAATGAACCATTAATGGAAGATATTGAAGAAGCAATTATGAGACAGAAGCCAAAACCAATATAAGCCCCGCATATACAGCTAATCACTTAACGAACAATAAGCCACTGACTTTATAAGCCGGTGGCTTTTCTATTTGGAATCAACCATGAAAGAGCCAAGGGTGACATTCATTGAGCGCCATTGATAATGACTACATAGGAGAAATGAAATGACAGAGTTAAACGTAGAAGTCGCTGCTATCACCCCTTCGCAGGCATTGAAGCTACGAGTATTAAAGCTGGTCACAAATGATACTGCTGCGGCTAAAGAGGCCATTGCATTCGTTGGTGATAGTGAGTTGAAGTATGAGATGTTCGCCCATCAGTTTGCAGCGGTTTATACAGAGCAGGGCGTTGTAGCGAAGACATCTAAGGCAATTCAGAACGCAGTAGAAGCACTGTCTCTATTCGAGTAATGGCTTGTTGGGTAAACATGATAACGCGTACCTGGAGCCACTAGCCTTATAAGCCGGTGGCTTTTCTATTTAGAGCCAATCATGTGGATCTGATTACGGAACCCTAAAGGTCAAAATATAAATAGAAATGACAATCAATATCATTTGTAAAGGTACTCCCGGAGGGGGTCCCTACCACGGGGCGGCGAACTCGCGGAAAACGGCTAGTTTTTGGATTTTGATCGCATCATCAGCAGGTGTCCTATCCATATGATTTTAAATTAAAATATTAAAATTGACCTGATGAAATTCAAAATCATATTCATCAGGTTATATGAGGTTAACTATTTGTTTTTAATTGATATATAAGAGGTTGAGCTGGTGGCGAGAGGTGGTGATGGGAAATATTGGCGACCTGGCTGATGCTTTTAATTGGAGTATATCCAAGATATCTGAGGCTTTTTCTGTGGATAGGGCAACGATTAGAAAGCGGCTTGTGGAGAATAATATTCAGGCCACAGGCACCTTCCGTGGCAATCCGACTTATGCCCTTAAAGATGTGGCCCCTGCATTATTCGCCGTTGTCCGTGAGGCGGGTGAAGATATCTCACATGATCCCTCGCACATGATCCCGAAAGAACGTAAGGATTGGTTTCAATCGGAAAACGAGCGCATCAAATTAGAAAAAGAACAACGCAGTTTAATTCCTGTTAATGAGGTCGTAGCCGTTTATTCAGCAATGACAAAATCGGTAGTGCAGGTTCTGGAGACAATTCCAGATATTCTGGAGCGCGACTGCGCTTTATCGCCTCAAGCAGTAACAGTTGTTCAGGCTGCAATAGATGATTTACGTACGACGCTATCTGAACGCTCTTATCAAGCTTGTGCGATTGATCTTATGAGCGATAAAGGGGAGGTGATTGTCGAGGAGGATTAATGGCTTATGCGTCAGCGGAAACTATAGGACGAGATATTTCATTAATCCTACGGCCGCCGCGCCGTATTAAAGTCTCAGCGGCGGTACATAAATACATGAGAGTACCAAAGGGGGCGGGTAATTCGGTTCCCTGGGACCCGAACGTTGCCCCTTATGTTCTTGAACCCATGGACATGCTTGCATCGCGTGAATATGACGCAGTAATTTTTGTCGGTCCAGCCCGAACAGGTAAAACAATTGGTTTGATTGATGGCTGGGCTGTCTACACCATTGTTTGTGATCCTTCCGACATGCTCATCGTTCAAATGACAGAAGATAAGGCAAGGGAGCACAGCAAGAAGCGTCTTGATCGTACTTTCCGAAGTAGCCCTGCAGTAGCAAAAAGGCTTAGTCCGCGCCGAAACGATAATAACGTTCACGATAAAATATTTCGTGATGGGTCATTCCTTAAAATAGGCTGGCCATCCATCAACGTAATGTCATCATCAGATTATAAGTTCGTGGCGCTGACGGATTATGACCGCTTCCCGGAAGATATTGACGGGGAGGGCGACGGGTTCACCCTGGCCTCAAAACGAACCACAACATTTATGTCATCAGGTATGACACTGGTTGAAAGCTCCCCTGGCCGCGCTATCACTGATGCCAAATGGCGGAGAAGCTCACCCCACGAAGCCCCGCCAACTACGGGCATTCTTTCACTGTATAACCGTGGCGACCGACGCCGCTGGTACTGGCCTTGCCCGCACTGCGGCGAGTATTTCCAGCCCTCAAAAGATGTTGTTCAGGGATATCAAAATATTGCAGACCCCGTGGAGGCCAGTGAATCCGCTTATATAGAGTGTCCGCACTGCCAGGGAAAAATAACGGCTAACCAAAAGCGGGACCTTAATCAGAAAGGTATCTGGTTGCGTGATGGCGAGAAAATAGATTGTCATGGAAATATCACTGGTCAGGCGCGCAGATCTCGCATCGCATCATTTTGGATGGAAGGACCCGCCGCTGCTTATCAGACGCTTTCTCAGTTGGTCTATAAGTTACTTTCCGCTCAGAAGGACTATGAAGCGAATCAGAGCGAAGAGACATTGAAAGCGGTCATTAACACTGACTGGGGATTGCCCTACACCCCTCAATCCAGCGTAGAGCAGCGACAATCTGAAACTCTGATGATTCGTGCGGAGGACGTAACGAAGCGTACTGTGCCGGACGGTGTGCATTTCCTTATAGCCACCGTTGATGTGCAGGGGGGGAAAAACCGGCGTTTCGTTGTTCAGGTTATTGGCTATGGTACCCACGGTGAACGGTGGATAGTTGACCGTTACAACATCAAGCAGTCGATGCGTGTCGGGCCTAATGGCGAAAGTCTGCCAATTGATCCCGCCGGTTATCTCGAAGATTGGGACCTGTTGCGTTCCGATGTACTGGATAAAGAATGGCCGCTGGATAGCAACCCCAACGTTTCATTGCCTGTACTTGCAATGGGAGTGGACTCCGGCGGCGAGGATGGCGTAACCGGGAACGCTTACGAGTTTTGGCGGCAATGCCGTCGCGATGGTGTACATAAGCGCGTCTTTCTCTTTAAGGGGGATAGCACGACGCGCAGCAAGCTGATCACCAAAACGCTTCCTGATAATACAGATCGCCCTAATCGTCGGGCTGAGGCCCGAGGGGATGTACCTCTTTATCTTTTGCAGACTAATCAACTGAAAGACCGGATCAGTAACGCGCTTCAGCGTGAAACTCCGGGGGCTAACTACGTGCATTTCCCGGCATGGCTGGGGGAATGGTTCTATGACGAATTGACCTACGAGGAACGAAGCCCTGACGGTAAATGGACAAAACCGGGTAAGGGCGCAAATGAGGCATTTGACCTTATGGTGTATGCCCATGCACTGGTAATACTGCGGGGTTACGAGAAAATCAACTGGGAAAAACCGCCTCCATGGGCACGACCTGTTGAAGCCAAATCACTGTTACCTCCCGCTGAAAGATCGACTTCCCCAACATCCCGTACCAAGTCAACAAAATCTAAAAAATCATCAGCCCAGCAAGAAGGGAATACCTCTGCATGGGCACCATCTACCTCAGGAGGCTGGGTGTGAATCAGGCAGAGATTGAAAACATGATCCAGCGTTATGCCGCAGCCGAAATGGCGGTGCTGGAAGGTAAGTCCATCACCTTTAACGGTCAGTCAATGGCGATGGAAAATTTGAGTGAGATTCGAAAGGGGCGAGACGTATGGGAGCGCCGCCTCGCTAATCTTCTGGCAACCCGGCGTGGACGTCCTATGTATAAAGTGGCGAGGTTTCCATAATGAGCATTTTTGATGATGCTATTGGTTTGCTCTCACCGGGCTGGAAAGCTGCCCGCTTAAAATCTCGCGTGGCTATACGTGCATATGAAGCGGTATTACCCACCCGGACCCATCGCGCTAAGCGTGAAAACCGTAACGCTAACCAGCTCAGTCAAGTAGCGGGCCGTTCTTTGAGGGAACAGGCTCGCTGGCTGGACAACAATCATGACCTAGTGATCGGGCTGCTGGATAAACTGGAAGAGCGCATCATTGGTGCTAAGGGCATCATCGTCGATCCACAGCCTATTCTTCGTACCGGGTTAGTGGCTGATGATCTGGCGAAACAAATCAGGGCAGCATGGGCGGAGTGGTCTGTTTCACCTGATGTGACCGGGCAGTTTACCCGGCCGGTACTCGAACGCCTCATGGCACGCACCTGGTTGCGCGACGGTGAAGTCTTTGGGCAATTTGTCAGTGGATCTGCTCAGGGGTTAGCGGCAACAGCCGACATTCCTTTTTGGATTGAGGCGCTTGAACCTGACTTTGTTCCGTTGGAGATGAACGACGATGGAAAAGGTATTTGTCAGGGTATTTACCTGAATGGCTGGGGACGCCCCACTAAATATGTTGTTTATAAATCCCTGGTCACGACAGGTATTGCGCTGGGTAACACGAAAGAAATCGTGGCTGATGACATGGTGCACCTGAAGTTTATGCGTCGTTTACATCAGGTTCGTGGAAACAGCTTATTGTCTGGCATCCTGATCCGGTTGAGTGCGCTCAAAGAGTACGAGGACTCTGAGTTAACTGCTGCACGTATAGCGGCTGCATTGGGTATGTACATTAAAAAAGGTGACGCTCAAACCTATGATGATTCATCTGCAGACAATAAGCGGGATTTGAACATTGAACCTGGCATTATCTTTGATGACCTGTTGCCAGGTGAAGAAATTGGCATGATCAAGTCAGACCGGCCCAATCCCAACCTTGAAAATTTCCGTAACGGTCAGCTAAGAGCGGTTGCCGCCGGAAGTCGTGGAAGCTATTCCAGTATATCCCGCAACTATGACGGTACATACAGTGCCCAGCGACAGGAGCTGGTGGAATCTTTCGAGGGCTACAGCATCTTGCAGGATACCTTTATTGCAGCGGTCACCCGTCCCATGTACCGCAACTGGCTGAAACAGGCTATTGCCGCTGGCATTATCACCGTCCCACCCGATGTTGACCAAAATACATTGCTGAATGCGGTATACAGCGGCCCCGTTATGCCGTGGATTGACCCGTTAAAAGAGGCAAATTCATGGCGCGTGTTGATTCGGGGTGGCGCGGCCACAGAAGCTGACTGGATCCGCGCTCGCGGTGCTAATCCGGGGGATGTAAAACGCCGTCGTAAGGCGGAAATTGACGAAAATACCGAGCTGGATCTTACCTTTGATACTGATCCGGCTAACGATAAAGGAGATGCCCGTGGGCAAGAGCAGCAGAAAGAAACTGATTAAGGCACCGCAGGCGTCTGGCGGAGATAAAAGCTGGTTCCGCATGAAAGCCAGTGGGGAAAAAAGCGCAGATATTTATATCTATGAGGAGATCGGTTACTGGGGTGTAACCGCCCGCCAGTTTGCCAGCAGCCTGAAAGCGTTGGGTGATATCGACCATATTAACCTGCGCATCCACTCTCCGGGCGGTGATGTGTTTGAAGGTATTGCCATTTACAACCTACTGAATACTCATCCCGCCAGTAAAACGGTTTATATCGACGGCCTTGCCGCCTCTATGGCCTCGGTGATTGCGATGGTCGGCAACCCCGTCATTATGCCGGAAAACGCGATGATGATGATCCACAAGCCTTGGGGCATTACCGGTGGTGATGCCAATGATATGCGCGACTATGCCGATCTGCTCGATAAGGTGGAGGGGGTTCTTATTCCCTCTTATGCCAAAAAGACCGGTAAAACCCCGGAAGAACTGGCTGTCATGCTCGGTGAAGAAACCTGGCTGACGGCACAGGAATGTGTTGAGCACGGTTTTGCCGATCAACTACTCCCGTCGATGCAGGCCATGGCCCGCATCAATTCAAAACGTATCGAGGAATTCGATTCTATGCCAGCCTCTCTGAAAAATATGATTATCAAACCCAAAGCGACCGCGATACAGCCTGTCGCACCCACTCCGCCGGCAGTACCTGCAGCATCTCTGGATGACAATGCCATTCGTGCTCAGGAGCGTGAGGCGCAAAAACAGCGGATCAACGGTATTAAAGATCTGTTTGCTATGTTCGGTGGGCGCTATCAGGAACTGCAATCCGCGTGTGTCGAAGATATTGATTGCACTCTGGAACAGTCCCGAGAAAAGTTGCTGGCATTGATGGGGAAAGATGCCACGCCATCGAATAAAACCCCACCTGCGGGTCAGCACATCTATGCCGGGAACGGTAACTTCACTGGCGATGGTATTCGTCAGGCGTTGATGGTACGTGCAGGCTATGAAGAACGCCAGAAAGACAACGCTTATAACAGCATGACGCTACGTGAATTGGCGCGTATGTCTCTGACCGAGCGGGGTATTGGTGTGGCCTCCTACAACCCTATGCAAATGGTGGGAATGGCCTTTACTCACAGCACCTCAGATTTCGGTAATATTCTGATCGACGTGAGTAATAAATCTATCCTGCAAGGCTGGGAAGAAGCGCCGGAAACGTTCGAAGAATGGACACGCAAAGGGCAACTGTCTGATTTTAAAACTGCACACCGTGTTGGTATGGGTGGTTTTCAATCGCTGCGCAAGGTTCGTGAGGGTGCGGAATATAAGTATGTGACCACCGGTGACAAACAGGCCACCATCGCGCTGGCGACTTACGGTGAATTATTCTCCATCACCCGTCAGGCTATTATTAATGATGACTTGAACATGCTGACCGATATTCCAATGAAGTTGGGGCGGGCAGCGAAAGCCACCATTGCGGATCTGGTTTACCTTATTCTGACGACCAATCCTAAGATGACAACCGATAACACCCCTCTGTTTGATAATAAGCATGGCAACCTTACGAGCGGCGGGATTGACGTGGCCAATCTTGATAAAGCCCGTCAAATGATGCGTACACAAAAAGAAGGCGATCGTCACCTGAATATTCGCCCGGCCTTTTATTCTTGTTCCAACCAGCCTGGAATCTGCGACTAACCAGGTCATTCGCTCATCCAGTGTCAAGGGTGCAGACATTAATGCGGGTATCATCAACCCAGTTAAAGATTTTGCCACCGTCATTGCCGAGCCTCGTCTTGATGATGCCAGCGCCAAGGCTTGGTATCTCGCAGCGGCACAGGGAACAGATACGATTGAGGTTGCCTATCTGTCTGGAATGGATACGCCGTACATTGATCAGCAAGAAGGTTTCACCTCGGACGGCGTGACAACCAAAGTGCGTATTGATGCGGGTGTCGCTCCTGTTGATCATCGTGGCTTGGTGAAATCCAGCGGAGAGTAATCCCCGTACTTTACTTCCTCGGCCCTGACGGGCTTTTTTTATACCTGAAATTCGGCCCTTCGGGGCCGTGGAGATAACAACAATGGCTAAGAATTATGTTCAGGAAGGCATGACCATTTCGATCACTAATAGTGGTGATACAGCTATTTTAAGCGGTGATCCGGTGGTCGTTGGCGATTTAATCGCAGTGGCCATCACGGATATCCTCCCCAGTTCTGTCGCTGATGGTTTTGCTGCTGGGGTGTTTTTATTGCCCAAGCTGGAGACTGATGACATAGCCGTAGGCAAAAAAGTGGCACTAAAAGACGGCAAGATTCAGTTAAGTGCGACAGGTGCTGTCGCCGCAGGGCGGGCATGGGATGCCGCACCTGCTGGCAGTTCGTTTGTTGCGGTCAAAATCAATGGCTAACGTCTTTGACCGCCTAACATCCCGAATGGACCGGGTGACCGTGGCGCGAATGGGGGGGCCGGTACTGATTAACGATGTGGAATTTGTCTCCGTAGAAAGTCATCTAATTCCTGAAATGGGTCCCATGACTGGCGATGGCATTTCATTGGTTATTTTCTCCGCTGACTATGTGCCACATCGTAATGACCAGGTGGTTTTGGATGGTCAATCCTACATCGTTACCCGCCATCAGTCTTTTAATGGTAAACCCCAAATCTGGTTGGAGTAACGGGAGATGTCATGACAGTTCAAGGTTTGGATCAGTTGATCAGTAATCTTGCCGCGCTCAGTAAAACGGCGGTACCACGGGCTACCGCGCAAGCCGTGAACCGTGTTGCTGGGCGGGCAATAAGTCGCAGTAGTTCAAAAGTTTCCAAGGGTACCAAAGTGCCGTTAAAACTGGTTCGGGGGCGAGCTAAATTAAAAAAGGCCAGTCCGGGACGCCCAATAGCCACTATCCGCGTTAAACGGGGTGATTTACCCGTTATTAATCTTGGCCCAGTGCGTATGCAGTTATCGCGTCGTAAAGGGAGCAAGGGGGGCGCAGACAGTGTGCTGAAAGTGGGGCGTTTCACATTTCCAGGCGCATTTTTACAACAACTCAGTAATGGACGTTGGCAAGTAATGCGCAGAACGTCAAAAGCCCGTTACCCCATTGAAGTGATTAAGATCCCAATGGCAGCACCACTCACACAGGCATTTGATGATGAAACAAAAGCCCTTCTGATGAGTGATATGCCAAAAGAACTGGCGGCGGCATTGAGCAATCAATTACGACTGGTGATTAAACGATGAACAAACATACCGCAATACGTACAGCAGTACTTGATGCACTGAGAGCTTCCATTGATGATCCGAGTGTCACTTTCTTTGATGGCCGACCGGGATTCCTTGATGTAACAGATTTGCCAGCCGTCGCCGTTTATCTGACTGATTCAGAGTCTACGGGGGAGTATATCGACGGTGACCATTGGCGTTCAGTCTTGCATGTGGAGGTTTTTTTAAAAGCAAAAAGCCCCGACTCGGCACTGGATGAGTGGATGGAAAACAAAATTTATCCTGTCATGGGGGATATACCGCTGTTATATGAACAGGTAGAAAGCATCTCCCCGCTAGGCTATGACTACCGTCGTGATGATGAAGCAGTCACCTGGGGTTCATCGGACATCAGCTACTCTCTGTCGTACTTTAAATAATGCCTTTTCTAATAGCACATACCCGCCACTGAGCGGGTTTTTTTATGTCTGGAGCAAAATATGACCAGTAAGTATGAAAAAACACAAGGTACAGTTTTTAGCGTTTCTGCTGAAGTGGCGACTGAGGCCAATCCGTTAGATGCCGTATGGTTATCCGCATCTTGTTCTACGAAGGAACTTAACTTTTACCGGTGGGCAGAAGGATGACATCGACGTCACCAGCCTTTGCTCTACTGAAAAAGAGATGGTGAACGGGCTGTCGTCACCGGCAGAAATGACCATTAACCGCAACTGGAGTGCCGAAGAAACGGCACAGAGTTCACTGATGGCGGCGTATGAAGACGATACCCGTCGCGCTATCACGGTTGTTTTCCCGTCTGGCAATGGTTTTGCCTACCTTGCTGAAGTGCGGCAGAACAGTTGGAGTGCTGGCCTCTCAGGTGTGGTTTCGGCCTCTTATACACTTCGCATTATCGGTAAGCCGGTAAAAATCACGCCGGTTGTGCCGGAGTCCCGCGCTGCACTTGCAAAAAAAATTACCGTCTAAGAAAGGATCATTCTCATGGCTGTACTGAAAAAATCTCTCAGGGAACTGGCCACTGCGCCTTTATCGGGTTTTCGAACGAAAGTGATCACCGTTTCCGAATGGGAAGGGGCCACCGTTGTTTTGCGTGAGCCTTCACCTGCGGGCTGGGCGCGTTGGCGTGACGTTATGAAACCAGGGGAAGGGGATGGGGAGACTGAAGCCCCCGCACTGTCATTGTCAGAAGAAGCACAAAGGAACATTCGCGCGGATGTGGTGATGCTCATTGATGTGCTGCTGGATGAGGACCGCCAGCCTGTTTTCACGCAGGCAGATGCAGAAGCCATTGTTGAGTTTTATGGGCCGGTACATTCCCGACTGCTGCGACAGGCGCTGGATTTACAAACCACGGCGGCAGACGCTGAAAAAAAGTCCGAGAGCCAGAAACCCGATTCTTAATGACGCTTGCCCTGCGCCTGGGCCGCACCCTAGGCGAACTACGTGAAACGATCAGCATGACTGAATTGCGGATGTGGGTTGAGTATGACCGTCTCAGCCCAATTGGGGATGAGCGCGGTGATTATCATGCTGCACAGATCACTGCCGCGACCTATAACGCGCAGGGTGGCAAGAATCCGCTCAGTATCGCGGATGCTTTGCTGCGCTGGAATGAGCCAGCAGATGAGAGTGGAGAGTCTGGATCAGAACTTGAAGCATTCTTAGGGAAGTTGGCTGAGTAACTTACCCGCTTCGGCGGGTTTTTATCGGGGGAGCTATGACCGTACTGGGTGATCTGATCGTTAATTTGTCGGCTAACTCGAGTTCATTTCAATCTGAGATTGCCCGCGCCACTCGTTTAGGGAGTGATTACCATAGAACCATGGAGTCAGGTTCCCGGCGCAATAACGCGGCCATAAATGAGAGCCAGCAAGCGTTAAAAGCCTTAAACGGTCAATTAGAATCCACCCGCGCTATAGCCTCGCAGGCTACCGGTGTGCTGGCGGGGGTATTTACGATCGGGAGTTTGATAAAAACTGCTGATGAGTGGGGGCAACTTTCCTCACGCGTCAGGATGGCAACAGATTCACAATCGCAGTACATCGATGTTCAGCAGCGGTTAATGCAAATCAGTGACCGCACCTATAAATCAATTGATGAGCAGTCGGAATTGTTTATCCGCAGCGCCAATTCCATGAAGGAACTGGGATTCTCGACGGCCAGTACCATTGATTTTATTGATTCGATTTCCAGCTCATTAACTACCAATGCGGCGAGCACTGAAAAAGGCCAAAGCGCCATTAACGCACTGTCTAAATCGATGGTTATGGGCAAAGTGGCTGGAGATCAGTGGAATACCGTGATGGAGGTGATGCCGACCATTATTGGTGATATTGCCCGGTATTTAGGTACCACGGAGACGGAAGTTAAAAAACTGGCGGCCAGCGGCAAGTTATCGATGGATACCTTTGCAAAAGCCACTATTGCGGCGAAAGACCGCAACGCCGAACTGGCGGAAGCGATGCCGACGACGATCGGTGATGCCATCACCAAACTGTCAAACCACTGGAAAGCCTATATTGGCGATGCTAACGCAGCGCACGGTGTCACTCAAACCGTTTCTGGCTCGATCAGTTTTCTGGCTGATCACATTGATATGCTGGCTATTGCCGGTACAGCCCTGGCGGCGGGCGGTGCTGCAAAATACCTTACCTCAGTAGGGATCAGTGCTGGTGGTGCTGCGCGGGAGTTATTAAAGGCGCAGAAAGAACAAATTAGTCTGGCTGATGCACAGCTTAAAGCTGCACAAGCCGCGCAATATAAAACGACGCTGGAACGCCGTGCGGCGCAGGCGGCTTTAGATGTGGCGACCGATACCGACAAGCAGCGAGCCGCTACACTGGCGCTGGTACAGGCCAGAAAAGTCGAAGAAGCGGCGATAAATGGCGTTGCTGTGGCGCAAACCCGACTGAATGCCATCACCAGTGTGGCCGGACGTATAGGGGCTGGTTTGTTGTCTGCGGTCGGTGGGTTGCCCGGACTTGCCATGATGGCCGTGTCCGCCGCTGCCGGATTCCTGCTGTTACGTGATAACTCAAACGAAGCCTCAAAAAGCCTCGCGGATATGAGCTTGCCGGTTGATGAACTGACAAAAAAATTCAGGGAGCTGGGGGAGGTTCAGCGCCGATCATTTACCGACAGCCTGAGAAATGACATTGCCAACACGGATGCAGAGATCAGGAAATCTGTTGAAGCCATCAAAATTTATGCCACTCAGGCAATTCCCAAGGATTTGGTATCCAATGCGTTTGGTGGCACAGAGCTGGTTATCAATGCAGAAAATCAGCAAGCGTTAGATCGGTTTGTTGCAACACTGCGCGATGTTGACAGCAGCGCCGGCGGGATTAAAAACCTGCAAGGTTATATGCAGTCAAATTTCGATGCCTTTGCAAAAGCGACAAACATGTCGGACGAGCAGCGCCAAGGCTTGCAAGAACTGGCTACTGCCTATGTAGAGAGCAAGGGAAAGCTCGAGGGTTTCACTGAAAGGTTGCAGGCGATTATCGGCGTTACGAAAGAAGCGACAGCGGCTAATAATGGGCTGGCAGCCTCTTTAAATGTCGATTTTTCCAAGCAGTTAACCAGCGCAAAACTGGCGCTAGATGTATCAAAACTGGCAGCAACAGGGGCTAAAAATGAGGCTGAACTGTTGCGTGGGGCCTATGCTGCTGCGGGGGAACAAGCTGAGTTACTGGCACCACAAATACAGAAGATTGTTGCTTCTGGTGGGAAGGTTGATGTCTCTCCGGGGTTAGAAGGGGTGCGCGAATGGGTGCAACTTCAGTCTCAGATCATTGTAAATAATGATGCAGCCCAAAAGTTGACGGCATCCATTAAATCAGGGGCCAGCGAGGCAAAAAAACTCGGTGATGCCTATGACAAAGTACTGCAACAGCAAAACCAGCAAATTGCGATGCACGGGAAAGAGGGCGAACTGGCCAAGATCAGTTATGAGCTGGCGAACGGTGAACTGAGCGCACTCAGCGAGGCCCAAAAGCTCACACTGACCCGTAATGCTGCCGAGCAGGACCGGCTGGCAACACAGGTCAAACTGAAATCCATGTTGGAGCAATTACGCACCCCGGAAGAGCAGGTGCTGGAAACGACCCGCGCCCGCCTCAAGTTACTGAAAGAGGCCGCACCGGCGACGGAAGATTACCAAAAAGCGCTGGAGAAAATCTCAAAGGGCAGCGTAACGGAAGCCCCTAAGTATGCCGGTCTGGATGCCTCAGTGGGTGGTGCTGGCAGTGAACTGAGTCGGGTTGCCGATGCAGAAAAGGAGCTTAAAAAATGGTACGACAAGCAGATCGATATGCAAAAAGAACTGCTGTCTACCAAAGAGGGTAACGAACAAATCTATGCTGACCGTGTGGCTGAAATCAACCAGCAAAACAATGAGCGGCTGGCCGGTATTCAAACCGCTTATGCCTCAGCAACGCTGGGCGTGTTCTCATCAATGACAGGAAGTGCGGCTGATTTACTCGGTGATTTGGTCGGGAAAAGCTCAGCAGCCTACAAAGCGATGTTTGTTGCCAGCAAGGCCGCCTCCATTGCTCAGGCAGTGCTTAATACCGAAGAAGCCGCTACTAAAGCCATGGCGCAAGGCGGGATGATAATGGGTATTCCTATGTCGATGGCGATACGCGCAGTGGGTTACTCCTCTATCGGTTTGATGGCGGGCACCGCGTTAGCGGGCATGGCGCATGATGGTATTGATAACGTCCCGGCAACCGGCACCTGGTTACTTCAGAAAGGGGAGCGTGTCACAACCGCCGCAACCTCGGCAAAGCTCGACGCCACGCTGGGGGCTATTCAGGAGCAGCGTGAAACCACTGGTGGGGAATTTAACTATTCACCGACGATTCAAGTTAACGGCGACCCCGATCAGCGGACATTACAGATGCTGGAAAGTGCCGTTCAGCAAGGGTATGCCCTGATGGTTAATGATCTGGCTAAAGGGCAAGGCAAAGCGTCAAAAGCGATGGGGGCCGGATGGAACACCAAACGGAGGGCAAGATAGTGAGTGATATTAACTATCCGCATGCGTATTTGCCCCTGCCTTTAATGGAGGGTTATGGATTTAAAGCGGTCAGCCCCATTTTGCGCACTCAAATGACTTCTGGACGGGCAAGGCAGCGACGACTTTATACGTCCGTTCCCACTCAGGCATCCGTCAGTTGGATATTCAAAACAGATGCTGAATCTCAGTTATTTGAAGCGTGGTTTAGGGATACCATCAGTGATGGCGTGGCGTGGTTTTTTATGAAGTTGCAAACCCCTCTGGGGGTTGAAGCCTACAAATGCCGATTTATTGATATCTATGAAGGTCCGATTTTGGTAGCCCCTAAATACTGGCGGTTTTCTGCCACGCTGGAACTCTGGGAGCGCCCGTTATTACCTTCAGGGTTAGGTGAGTTCCCCGACTACATTATCAACAGCAGTATTATCGATCTTGCCTTAAATCAGGAGTGGCCAGAAGCATGACCATATTAAATCGACTGTATGCCTCCGGTGGGTCAGAAGTGATTATTCAGACACTTGAGATTGCGGTGGGTGACAAGACCTATTGGCTCACCAAGGGCTGGGAAGACATTACCGCCGTGCTGGAAAGTGGCGAATCAGCGACCTTCACCGCGTGTGGCATTGATATCGCCCTTCCCGCAAGAAACAGTGATGGTACGCAGGATCTGCAATTTGCTATCAGTAATATTGATGGCATTGTCTCCACGGCCATTAGAGGGGCGCTCGATTACCTCAGTACCGCCTTACTGACGTACCGATACTATGTTTCTACCGACTTATCCGCACCTGCAGCAAAGCCCTATACGCTGATAGTGAAATCAGGGTACTGGACAGCTACCGAGGTTCAGATCACGGCGGGCTACATGAACGTGCTCGATACTGCGTGGCCCCGCTACCGTTATACATTGCCGAACTACCCCGGATTGCGCTACCTGTCCTGAGGAAAACCCTATGTTCAACACAGACAAATACCGTTCAGTCACCTGGCTGAAGGGTGGAAGAGTGTACCCGCAACTTGACTGTTTCGGCATTGTGAATGAAATCCGATGCGATCTCGGGCTGCATGAATGGCCCGAGTTTTCAGGTGTCACTAAAGACGATGGCGGACTGAACAGAGAAGCGCGGAATCTGATGATTGATCTGCAACGGTGTGAGCCTTGTGCGGGTGCTGGGGTTGCCTGCTATTCGGGGAGTACGGTGACACATGTTGGCATTGTGGTCAGCCTGTCCGGTGAATTGTACGTTGCCGAGTGCAACCCTAAAAGTAATGTGACGTTCCTGCCGTTGGCGCGGTTCTGCCGTCGCTTTGTCAAAGTGGAGTTCTGGCAATGACCATCAGAATTTATCCCTCACGTCTACCAGGTGAGCCGCTGGAGACTCACGAACACAAACCCATGTCATTGCATCAATGGTTCAGTGTCAACGTAACGAACTACCAACATGATATGTGTCAGCCGGTTGCGGTTGAAGTCAACGGAAAACCGATATCGGTATCAGCGTGGCCACTTTGCTTTATCAGCCCGGAAAGTGACGTTCGGGTGTATCCGGTCCCTTACGGTACAGGTGCAGAATTTGCGTTATGGGCGGCAGTGGCGCTAGCGGTTGCATCGGCAGCTTATTCCATCTACATGATGAGCACGCTGGACACGCCGGGTAATGCTACAGGTTCCACGGGCGATCAGCTCAACTTGTCCCCCGCAAAAGCCAATAACGTGAAACTGGGCGACCCGATCCGTGAGGTGTTTGGTAAATACCGCGTGTATCCAGATTATATCGTGCAACCCACCTCGCGATTCGATTCCAATAACCCCGAGATCTACCGTACAGAGATGATGCTGTGTGTGGGTGTGGGCCATTATTCCATTCCCCAATCTACAATGCGGATTGGCTCTACACCGGTAGTCAGTTTTGGCGACGATGTGAGCTATACCCTTTACAGTCCAGGTGCCACCGTATCGAGTGACCCCCGGTCGCAAAACTGGTGGGCATCGACTGAGGTGGGGGGCACGTCCAGTGGTAGTGGACTGGATATGAATTCCACCGCGCCGGGCAGTATTTACGTTAATGCAGATGCCATCCTCTTTGCCGGTAACACTATCACCCTGATTGGTGTGAGTAATGAAAACGGTAGCGAGGACGCGGATGATCCTAGTGTGCCAGTCTCATGGATTGAGGGAACCGTTATCACGGTGATCGCCCCTGACAGCTACGCTGTCGGCAAAGTGGGTGGGTACAGTGTTATTTATGGCAACTTCACTGAGTTGGGTCCTGTAGTGGGTGATCCGGTTACGCTGACCTTCAACGATACCCGCTACAATCTGTTTATTGCTTCTTACACACCCGCAGTTGATCCGTTGCCTGGTGTCGGGGGCAATGCAGCCAGCATTACCGCCAGTGCAGCCCCTGCAACTTACGATTTCAGCGGATCCAGCTATACGTTCAGCATCACATGGAAAGGGAAAACGTATCCGGTCAGCCTTATCGCTAACTACATCAACATGGTCGGCCTGCTGGGTGCCATTACCAATGCTTTAACAGGTTCAGGCTGTGTCGCCGTAGAGCGTGAGGGCAGGGTTGTTATTCAGGAATCATCCAGTCCCTTTTCGGGTGGAAGCATTACGCATTCATTGCTGCCAGCACCGGTATTTGGCGATAGTCCGGTCAATGTGTCCGGTGTTGCGTCGAGCGGCGGCTCTGCGGGCGTAGATGCGCATATTACGTTGGCCTATAGTTCTGCAACAGGCACCGCATTCAGTGGTATCCCTGCTGGGATGCCGCGACTGTCGCTGATGTATGGGGTGGGGCAGTTCATCATTACCGGTGTTGATGACACAACAATCACTGTTAACCGGCTGAAAGTATCTGGCAGCGCAGATAGCAACTGGGCGGGATTTAATAGCCGAACGCTCCTTGATGCGTCGGTATCCGGTGAGAATGACGCTGAAAACTGGCTGGGGCCATTTCTGGCTTGCCCTGACGGGGAGAAAACAACGGTTATTGAGAATAACTTCTTGTTCCCTAATGGGCATATACAGTACAAGGCCAGCGGTGATTCCCAGCCACATACCGTCAGCATGGTGGTTCAATATCGCAATGTGGCAAGTGGCGGGGCGTGGTCGCAAGTCAGGTATGGCTTCACTAATCAAACGGTGAACGGCCATGGTTACACTCGACGTATCAGTGGACTGGCACCAGCCCAGTACGAGGTGAGAGTCCGGCGAACCACTAAAATAGGCGGATCACGAACTGTCAATAATGTGTACTGGCAGGCGCTGCGGTCGAGGCTGAGCAAATCTCCATCACGATATGCCAACGTGACGACACTAGCGCTGACTATTCGCACCGGTAACCGGCTGGCATCACAGTCAGATCGGCGGGTTAATATGGTAGCGACCCGGATGTATGACGGGTATGCCTCGCGCTCAATGAGCGGTGCAGTGATGCACGTTCTGACCAGTTTGGGCATGACAATGGAGCAGATAGATGTGGATGCCATCCATGCTCTGGAAAACAACTACTGGACACCTCGAGGGGAGACATTCGATTTCGCTACCAGCGATGACAGTACGTCTGCGCTGGATATTCTGCAAAAGATCACTAATGCGGGCATGAGTTATTTTCTGCTGTCTGAAGGATTGGCTTCCGTTGGCAGGGAGGGCGTGAAGAACTGGACCGGCATTATCAGCCCACAGGAAACTACAGAGCCGCTCCGTGTGGCCTTTTCGGCCCCGTCACGGGATGACTTTGATGGTGTGGATGTGACCTACGTCAACGGCACAAGCTGGACCGAAGAAACGGTACAATGCCGAACCCCTGACAACCCCACGCCGACTAAGATTGAGAGTTTTACACTGGATGGGGTTATCAGCGAAGACAGAGCTTATCGAATTGGCATGCGCCGACTGATGAAGTATCGACAGCAACGGCAGACATTCTCAACAAGTACTGAAATGGATGCGCTTTGCTACAACTACGGTGACCGCCTGGTGTTGACCGATGATACGCCTGGCAGCAAAACAATAAGTTGTCTCATCACTCACGCCTCGACTGATGGCGAGCAGATAACACTGAGTGTCAATGAGCCTCTCGACTGGAGCTTCACTCATCCACGTTGCTTAATTCGGCTTCAAAATGGATCAGCAACGGCATTACTCATCCCCTCGCGGATTGATGACTATACGCTTTCGTTACCCGAAAACAGTGAGATTTCGCCCGACGAATGGATTATGAACGACCCGAGCATCGAACCGCCACGGCTGATTTTTTGCTCATCAGAACGCGTGGGATACGATGCCATCGTTGCAGAAATATCACCGGGTAGCGATGGGACGTGCGAGGTGACAGCGAAAGAATACCGTTCAACTTTCTACGATTACGATGATGCCCATTACCCCGGCGACGTCGCCTAAATTTAACCCGCTTCGGCGGGTTTTTTCATTTCTGAGGCCCAAATGACCACATACAATACCGGTAACCCGCTGGGGTCTGCTGCTGCAAAAGATTTGTTCGATAATGCGCAGAATATGGATTTTGCTTTAAACGATATTACTCAGGCCATCTGGACTGACCGACGCGGGAAGAAAAGAAAGACATGGTATGGCTTCGAGCTGGAATCTACGGCTGCAATCAGTCAGTTTAAAAGTGATGCGCATGATGCGGTCGTTTCATTCGGACTTATTCCGTTAAAGTCTTTTCAGGCTGGAGCACCGTTGCCCGGTAATAAGCTCACTTTGGCAAATCAGGCGCTTCAGAATGAAACAGACGGGGAATATTACCGCTGGGATGGCGTACTCCCCAAGGCGGTGCCTCCAGGGTCAACACCTGAAAGTACAGGGGGCGTGGGAATTAATGCGTGGATTAGCGTAGGAGATGCTGCTCTTCGCTCAAATTTACGAAGCAATGCAGTTGGTATGGGGGCGGCGCTAGTTGGGACGGAGAACGGAGATACTGTTCAGCAGTCTTTGAGAAAATTAAATGAAAAATACGCAACAATAAAGAGAGATGATGGCTTTTATCTTTCAACTTTTACTGGTGCAAAAACTTTTAATATCCCCAGCGATTATCCTAACATGCAAGCTGCTGTTGACGATTTACATATACAAACAACTACACAAGGTAAATACATAATATTAAACCTTGAAGCAAACTATAAAGAAAAATATGGACTTAAAGTTCAACATGGTGATTTTTCAAGATTCTATATTAAATCCGCTACAGGGATAGTACAGGTTGCAGATGATTTTATAGGCGTAGTGGGCCTTGATGGCGGGACAACCATTACGTCAGGTACCGTCATCATGGCATATCATGCTCGCGGTCCTGTGTTGGGTTGTATTTTCGACGGACGACAAATCGCCCGGACTTTATACTTTGCTCTTGGTGGTTCATATGGATGGTCTGATAGATCGAGGAGTCCCACAGAGGAACTGCCAAATCAAATAAAAATATCAGGAGGGACAAACTTTAGGCATGCGACATTTGAGGCTCAAGAGGGTAGCGTTATTGTTTGCGAAAATGTAGTTGCCACAGGATGTCTTCTGAATAGCATATATTGCGAGCGGAACAGCACCATTCACGCCGAGTTTTCAGATGCATCTGGCAGTGGGCAGGCTGGGGTTATAGCAACTAGAGGATCAAGAGTTAACGCAGATACGATGAATGTTAGTAACTGTAAAATAGGGGTGTGGGCATCTAGAGGTGCAGTGATTTCAGCTTCGGATACAAAGGCAGATAACTGCTCAATTTATGGTTTCTATGCTGATATGGCTGCCACTATAAACGCGCACAACTCATCTGCATTAAATGCAGGAACAGGGATGCCATCTGACGTGGGAAATTTTGTAAATCCGGGGGCGTCATATCACGCTTACCGTGGTTCAAAGATTAATGCTACAACAGGTAAAGCGACAGGCAGCTTATATGGGGTGTCTGCAATTATTGATTCTGATGTTGCGGCATTTGGATTAGTTGCTAATCAGACAAAAATCATTGGTGTTACAGCAAGATACTCATCGAGAGTGTCAGTAGATAACTGCACAATGACAGGGATCATCGGTAAAGGAATACTGGCAGCAGACGGCGCAACCATCTCTGCTAATAGTGGAAATATTCAGGGAGGAATAACGGTAGCAGGAGCCAGCACTGGGGGCGAGGTTGTCGTGTCTCTCGGACAAGTTAAAGGTGGTGTTACAGGGTGTTATGCCGATACGGGCGGTAAGATAACAGCAACCGGAGCCACAGTAACTGGAAACTCATCTGTTGATATTAGAATTAATACGGGCGGTATCATTGTAGCCAATGGGGCTACGTATGGAACAGCTAACACAACAACTAATACTTTAACTACTTTTGGAATTATATTTTCCTAGTGTGGGATATCTAATTTAGGCGGGAAATGTGAAGATAACCGCCTAAATATTTAATATTTGTCGGCGGGTAGACTTGGCATAGGAATAAGTTCTCTCTGCCATGTAACGCCTTCCTTTAGTATTTTTGCAGGAATTCCAGCTGCAATGCAGTTAGGCTTTATTGGCTTGGTAACAACTGATTTTGCACCAACAATACTATTGTGCCCAACTGTCACGCCTTTGTTTATTGTTACTCCCTCACCTAACCAAACTGAATCTTCAACAACAATGTCTTTTGCAGGATTAATTCTATCGCCAGTTTCCAAGCTGATGATTGAATGCCAGTCTGTAGTTGAAAGTGATACATCTGAAATTAAGCAGTTTTTACCGATTGTAATTGACGCACCCTCCATAGCAGTCATCAACAGATGTCTATTGATGGCAGTTTTATCACCTATGGAAATAGTTGATCCAGAACCAACAAAGTATCTACCACGAATATATGAGAATTTACCGGCTGAGAAAATCGCATCACCTTGCTCAATATTTATTGAGAAATTGTTAAAGACACAACCTTCTTCAAAAATTAACTTTGAATTTTTACCCTTACCATAAGTTAAGGTAAATACTCCTGAAATTCTTGCGGGCCTTCCTACCACTTCATTTCCTGCAGCTACAAAATCTGCTAGCTGTTTTTCAAACACATCGTTCATCAAAAAACCTCAGAAGCTTGAAATCATAAATGATGGGTGATTATAGACGCGTTGTTTCTTTGCGTCGATTTCCTATTGAGTATTTTAGAAATATACTCTGCCACCTTCCCATTTCAGTAGTATCGTCGTAATTGCCCGGTCTATTCTTGCCTATAACGAGTGAAAACACTTTCAATTGTGCTACGTCGATTGTAATTCATAGACGGTGCTCATGGGTTCACCAGAAGATCGACAGTATACGGAGACGTGCAGAGTAGTTGACTTTTTTTTGCCTACATACTTCGCCTTGGGTACTTTTTCATTAAAATTAAGTTAGAGTATTATGCTTTATTATTTGTTTTTTCTGTTTTTTTTGAATTAAAAACCATTAAAATTTAAATAAACGATATGAAAATCTATATTTTTGGCTAAAAAATGCTCAAATATATTTTTTTATAATATTGTTATCATTATGACATTCTGATTTTGAGTTAGCGTGCCTATCTGGTTTACATTTGCATATAACTGATTTTCATTACGGGGGGATTTAGCTACCCGTCATTATTGACTTTTAAAATTTCCCCTGGAGCGGAAGAATATAGAATGAAGAGTCTAAAGCTACTTACTCTTATGATGATGTTAATAGGGCATTCTGCTTTAGCGGACACAATTACCATTGGTAAAGGCAGTGGCATCGTGTGGGAGGGGATGCCATTTAGCGCCACCAATAGAGTCCCCACCACCACGTCCAGTTTCCCCAACCCAGATTTATATGCCTACGATAGTATATATATTAACCCCACGAGTTTATCGGTAAGTTCGTGTGTGTCGGACAGTTCGCTGACGACCATTGCTGGGTATAAAGTGTTCAAGATAGCCCCGGGGCTTGGGATAATTCCCCGGGCAACCGTCACGGCCGATTATGTGCTGGCGAACAACACGCCAGAGACGCTCAGTGGGACTATTGGGTTGCCGAGTACACAAGCCACGACGTCAAGTGGTGCGGTGATAACGAATCCACTTATGGGCCTCGCCTGGTGTTTAGCCCCCAGAATGTCCAACATCAGTAATTTCTATAAGGCCAGCACGTATATCAATGCGACAACGACAGGAACATGGGTGATTGTGGCTGACGGCACGCAAACTAGCCAGAGTAATATTTTATTATCTAATGTGAACTTCACCACGGTAGGGAATGGTTATAGGGATTTTAAAGCTATCTTTTCAAAGAGCACGACAATACGAGTTTCGACACTGGAGTGTATAGTCAGTACCCCCACTCAGATTGATTTTGGCACGGTCGCTATTAATCTCCAGAGCGGTGCTGAACTCAGTACCCGGACCAATTCATTGATAGCCCAGTGCACGCAAGACAGCTCGGCGGGTATTACGGCCAATATCAACGTGCAGTTCCGGGCACTCACTGGCCTGTACGGAGGTACGCCAAGCCGCCTGGCGCTCAGTCAGGGCGGTGGCTATATTACCGGCGAGATTAATAATGGTGTCACCGGCAGTGGTAGTTGC